TCAGTGGGTTCTCGGTTCAAGTCCGAGGGGGTGCACACCAGCCCCGCCACCGTCACCGGTCGGCGGGGCTTCGCCGTTCGTCAGCCACTCCATCGGGACCCCCGTGCGCATGCTCCACAGGAGCATCGCCGAGCGCGGCACGGAGGCGCCGCCCTCGTAGCGGACGATGCTGCGCCGCGAGACGCCGATCTGCTCGGCCATCTCGTCCTGGCTCACCCCCGCCGTCTCTCGCGCCTTCCGCAGGCGGTCGGCGGTGTCGAACGTCGGTATACGCCCGGGTTCGGGCAGCGTCATCATGCTCACGTGCGCCACCTTACGCACACGCGCTAGGTGACGCAAGATGTAGTTCTCAGGGTTGCTGTGTCAGGTGGCGCAGATGTGACAGACTGTCCGGCATGGACACCCCGACCTACCTCACAGCTGAGCAGGTCGCGCGCATCACCGGCAAGAGCAAGAGCCAGGTGAACCGCGACGCAGCCGGCGAGGCTCCCAAGCTCCCCGCGGCGCTCACCTACCCCGGCTACAACGGCCCCCGCCTGTTCGACCCCGCCACCGTCAGCAACGTCTACGGGGTGCGCCCGTGAGCTGGCAGGCAATGGACGCCATCGATCAGCTCCCGTACGACGCGTGCAAGCCGCTCGCGTTCCGGGTGCTCACGAAGCTCGCCAACGTCGCGGCGCAAGACGGCACGCGCGCGTGGCGCCTCAACGGCGAGATGGCCACGGAGCTCGGCGTCGACGTGCGCAGCATCTACCGCGCCCTCGACGAGCTCGAGAAGGGCGGCCTGATCCGCAAGGGCGACCAGCGTGCCGTCAGCCACTGGCAGGGCAACCGCCGCCCCACCGTCTGGGACATCGTCATGCACCACGGCGACACGACCCTGCTCCCGCTCCCCGTCGACGACGACGACGCAGGGGTGACAGAGATATCCACAGGCCCCCTAGGGGTGACACCAGGCATGACCACTGTTGTCGCTCATAGAGAACAAGAAGAACTACTTACTAAGACTCCTGAAAGTAACCAGACAGGGGCTGTCACCCCTGTCCTCCGTACGCGGTGCTCGATGCACCCGCACGGCGCCCACTCGTTCGACTCGATGACGGGGTGGTGCGTCAACGCGTGCGGCCTCCGTCACGACCCCACCGGAGGCACCGCATGACTCAGAGCTTCGACCCCACGACCGCCCCGCTCCTCCTCGAGCGCCTCGACGAGCTCGCCCAGGCCTTCGACCACGAGGCCACCCACTACGACAGCCTCGACGACGCCGAGCCCGTGCTCCGCGCCGTCGCCTCGCTCCGGCTCATTCGCACCGGACTGCGCGAGGGCATGTTCGACGTGCTCGAGGGCTACTCGTGGCTGCACGCCGGCCGCTCGGTCCTCAAGGCCACGATCTACGCCCGCGAGCACAACGTCACGTTCACCGCGGCAGCGCAGGCGGTGCACGCGTGAGCGGCGAGTGGGTCGTGGGCCCCGTCGGCATCGTCCTCGTCTGCGTGCTCTGGCTCGCACTCGGCTACCTGATGACCTCGGCATGGGTCAAGAGCGGCAGGGGAGATGACCGTGGCTGACCAGATCGTGCACGGCCTCGCACTCGGAGTGCGAGACGTCCCCGGACAGGGCATGCAGGTCCGCGTCGTCGAAGTCCAGCTCGGCGGCATCATGCTTGAACCGGCCGAGGCAGCAGAGCTAGGAGCCGCGCTCATCGCTCAGGCCGAAGACGCCATGCACGCGAGCCGGTCAAACCGACGATGAGCCAGGTGCCGCACGGCCGCGGTGTCCTCGCGGACCCGACCGCACCACCCGAGACCTGGGGCGGACCCCGCGCCCGCCAGTGCGTGGACGACACCCTCGCGCTCTACGGCTGGGTGTGCTGGCTGTGCGGCCTACCCATCGAGTCACGCGCCAAGGCCACCGCCGATCACGTCATCCCCCGCAGCCGAGGCGGCGCCGTCTACGACCTCGACAACACAGGCCCAGCCCACCGCCGCTGCAACTACGCACGCGGCGCCCGAGACACCAACGGCCCCGCCGCCCTCATCGAGAACGGCATGGCCTACTTCACGAACGGACACGCCGCATGACTAGGCCACGGCTGCTCGACCTGTGTTGCTCCGAGGGTGGTGCTGGCATGGGCTACCACCTCGCAGGCTTCGAGGTCGTCGGTATTGACATCGACCCTCAGCCGCTCTACCCCTTCGAGTTCCATCAGGCCGACGCTCTCGACTACCTCGCAGATCACGCCGATGAGTTCGACGCCTTCCACATCTCGCCTCCCTGTCAGTACTGGTCGACCATCACGCCGGCCGCTGCTCGTGATCGCTACCCACAGTTGATCGCTCCCGCACGTGCCCTGCTCCTCGCTATCGGTAAGCCATTCGTCATCGAGAACGTGACTGGTGCCCGTCGTGAGCTCATCGATCCCGTGATGCTGTGCGGCTCATCGTTCGATCTGCGAGTTCGTCGTCACCGCTACTTCGAGTCCAACGTCGAGCTGTCTGCCCCGCCCTGCGACCACGCGCGGCAGGGCCAGCCCCTCGGCGTCTACGGATCGCACGGCGATAAGGGCGTCGAGTACATCAGGCCGGGTGGTGGGCGCCGAGGTCGCAAGGCAGCCGACGTTGAGGAGGCGCGGGTGGCCATGGGTATGCCGTGGGCCTCGTGGCATGGGTGTGCCGAGGCAATACCGCCCGCGTACGCGCACCACCTCGGCACGCAGCTCCTTGCGGGTTTTCAGCCCGACCCTCTGGACACCCACGCGCAGCCCTGTCCATTTCCCCCCGAGGGTCCCAGAAAAACCGAGTCCGAAACGAGAAAGCCCAGATGAGCACCGAAATCGACGGACCGCAGCCGGTCCTTGCAGGCCTGGAGCTGGTCGATCCCAGAGTGGTCAAGCCCAGCGCCATGCGAGCCGCCGTCGTCGCCACGATCAGCGCGCTCGGCGACATCTCGCTCCTGGAGCCCCGGCACGCCGCCCTGTGCCAGCTCGCTCTAGAGCTCGCTGACTCCGTGACCGCCGGACGCGCCTCAGGCCGCGCCTCAGCCGCCGCCATGGCCGCGGCCCAGCTCCGCGAAACGCTCCTCGCCCTGCCGTCGCCGCAGCAGGCAGCCGCGACCGACGCCTTCAACACGTGGGTTGAGAAGATGCTCGACGAGGACGACGAGTGAGCTGGGCGGAGGAGCACCCGGACACTCCCGAGCCCAAGCACTACACGCCCCGCAACTACAGCCGGCGCACCCACGGCGGCCGGGTCGCCAAGATCGCCGCGGCCCTCGGCAAGCCCCTCATGCCGTGGCAGCGCTACGTGGTGGACGTGGCCCTGGAGTACGACGAGAACGGCTACGTCTACGAGGACGTGGGCGTGACCGTGCCCCGGCAGTCGGGCAAGACCACGCTCGTGGGGCCGGTGCAGCTTGACCGCGTGATCTTCCAGAAGAACATCAACATCTTCTACACGGCACAGACCCAGAAGGACGCCCGCAAACGGTTCGATGACCTCGTGACCCTCGTGCAGGGATCACCCCTCGCGGCCGTCGCCAAGATCAGGCTCTCGGGCGGCAGCGAGCACATCAAGTTCCCGTCCGGTTCCAAGCTCAACCTCTTCGCCCCGAACCTCGAAGCGATCCACGGCGAGACCCCGCCCCTCGTGACCATGGACGAAATCTGGGCGCTGGAAGAAGCGCTCGGCGACGCGATCTATGACGACGCGATCAAGCCCGCGCAGATCACCCTCAGCGGCAACCGGCAGCGCTGGTGGATCAGCACCGCCGGCACCGCCGCCTCGGGCTACATGCGCAAGAAGGTCGAGCTGGGCCGCAAGAGCGTGCCCCGCTACGCCTACTTCGAGTGGTCCCTACTCGACGGAGACGAGCCCTACGACCCCGACGCGATCCGCCGCTTCCACCCCGCGGTCGGTCACACGATCACCGTGGCCGACGTGTTCGCCCTCGCCGGCCGCGACGCCACCGGAGCGATCGACCCGAACGTCGAGCCCGACGACGTGATGGCCCACGGCAAGTACCTCCGCTCGATCTGCAACATGTGGACCGAGGCCAAGGACGCCATCATGTCCGCCGAGGATTGGGCCGACCTCACCGGCGACCCGCTCGTCGTCCCCGCCCTCTCGACCGTGACGATCGCCTACGAGGTCGCCCTAGACAACGCCTCCGCCTCGGTCCTCGCCGTGTGGCGCGACCTCGACGGGCGCTGGTGCGTCCGCACGCTGCACACGGCGCCCGGCGTGATCTGGCTCGTGCCGTTCCTCCGCAAGCTCGCCGCCGAGTGGCAGCCCTCCGCGATCGCCGCGGACGACGGCGGCAACACCCGTCGCGTCACCGACGTGCTCACCCGCGGCGAGCCCGAGAAGGGCATCGCACCCGTCGAGGTCACGGCCGTCAAGGGCCGCGACTTCGCCCTCGCCTGTGACACGTTCCTGACCGCCGCCATGGAAGAGCGCAACATCCGCCACGACGGCTCTAAGACCCTCAGCAACGGCATCGCTCACCTGGTCGTCGCCAAGCGATCCGACTCCAAGTACTTCAGCCGAGAGCGCTCCACCGGAGCGATCAACGGCCCCCTGGCTGCCGCCGTCGGCATGCAGGTCCACGACCACCGCGAGGCCCCCATGCCCGCCCCGTTCATCTACGCCTAGGACACCCCGTGCTCAGACTTGACTCCACCCGCCTGTCCGTCGTCGTGCTCTGCTCCGACTGCTCCTGGTGGCGCGGCTTCGGCTTCGACAAGCTCGACGGTTGGACCACCGCAGCCCGCCACGAGGCCCAGTTCCACCCCGAGCAGGAGCAGGCCCGCTCGGCCCTTCGGATGGCTGAATCTCGAATTTGATTTTCGGGTGTTCGGGGTCGTCCGCATGGTTGATCTTGTGAGCATCTTCGACAAAGCCCTCTCGGCCCTGGGCTACGCACCCGTAGCCCGAGGCCTCGCCCAGGAGGTCCTGTCGTCGCCGTGGTCGGACAACTCCGACCTCACCAAGTGGACGTTCCAAGACCTCTTCGGCATCGACCCGAGCGGCGTCGCCGTGAATCGGGCCGGCGCAATGCGCATCGCGACCGTCGCCAAGGCGCGCAACCTGATCGCCACGACCGTGGGGAGCCTGCCGCTCTACACCGCCAAGGATGGCCGCCGCGCCCCCGTGCAGAACTCATTCCTCGCGCAGCCCGAGCGGGGCGTCCCGTTCTCCACCACGATGATGTGGACCATCGACGCACTGATGTTCTACCCCTGCACGTGGTGGCGCATCACCGAGCGCGACGCGGCCGGCTGGCCGCTCTGGGCTGAGTGGATCGACCGCAGCCGCACGAAGCTCGACAACGACGGCGCCCTCAGTCACATCGACAACAAGCCCGTGGTCGCGGCCGACATCATCCGCTTCGACTCGCCCCTCGGCACCGGCCTCCTCGACATCGCCCGCGACACCCTCCAGCGCGCGATCGCCATCAACCGGGCCGCCGCCCACGCCGAGGAAAACCCCGTCCCCTCGATCGACCTCCACCACATCGACGCCACCGCGAACCTTTCTCAGGAAGAGATCACGAAGCTGACGGACCAGTGGCGCGAGGCCCGCATCAAGGGCGGCGTCGGCTACACGCCCCGCTCGATCGAGGCCCGCGCTCTCGGCCAGCAGCCCGAGCAGCTCCTGATCGAGGGCCGCAAGGCCATCGCCCTGGAGCTGGTGCGCCACCTCAACTTCCCCGCCTGGGCCGCCGACGTGGAGGTCGGCGGGTCGTCGCTGACCTACTCGAACCGTGCCAGCCGCAACGCCGAGCTCATCGACTTCGCGTGCAAGCCCTACATCGTCGTGATCCGCGACCGGCTCAGCATGCCCGACATCACGCCCCGTGGGTGGCGCGTCCTCGCCGAGACGGACGAGATGACCCGCGACGACATGAAGACCCGCTTCGAGACGTACGCGATCCTCCGCAACGCCGGGTCGCTGACCAACGAGCAGATCGCTGACTGGGAGGGCTGGGAGACCGTGCCCCCCGAGGTCGCCCCCACTCCCCAGATCGCCCCCGCCAAGGAGCCGAGCAAATGACCCCCAAGCGCATCCCCGCCCCCCGCGTCACGATCCAGCTCATGGCCGCGCCGGCCGCGACCGTGGACCTCGCCGTCGCCGCCCAGACCGTCACCCTCGCCGCCGACGACCGCGTGATCCGCGGCACGATCACCAGCTACAACACCGTCTCGACCTCCCACCACGTCGTCATCCACGACGGCGCCCTCACGCCCCGCCAGCCCCTCGACCGCGTGAAGATGCTCCGCGACCACAACCAGTCCGACCCCGTGGGCTACATGACCAGCCTCGACGCGGCCGGCAAGGAGGCGGAGTTCTACATCCCCGAGGGTGAGAACGGCGATCGCGCCATCTTCGAGGCCAGCAACGGCCTGCGCGACGGCCTCTCGATCGGGTTCCACTCCACCGAGTACGGCTTCGACGACGACCTCAACTTCCACGTGTACGCCGCCGAGCTCTACGAAGTGAGCCTCTGCGCCATCCCCGACATGCAGGACGCCCGCGTCTCCGACGTAGCTGCCCTGTCCCTCGCCCTCAACAAGGAGATTCCCAACATGAACCGTGAGCAGCTCGCCAACGCCCTCTCCGCAGGGACCATCAGCCAGGAGACCTACGACCGCGAGGTCGCCGCGCTCGACGCCCTCGACCGCAACCTCGCCGCCGCCGGCGGCCAGCCCGCCGCGCCGGCCTCCCCGGCCGCCACCACGGCCGTCGCCGAGCAGCAGGCAGCCCTCGCCGCCGGACCGCAGGGCATCCCCGCCCCCACCACCCACGTCCAGGTCGAGGACCGCGCCCTGTCCCTCCACGAGGTCACCCAGCGCGTCGCCCTCGCCGCCCGCTCGGGCCGCCCCCAGGACATCGCCCTCGCCCTCTCGGACGTGATCCCCTCGGCCGACGCCGGCGAGGCGTTCATCAAGCGCAAGGACTGGATCGGCGAGCTGTTCACCGCCCGCCAGATCGGCCGCCCGTGGATCGACTCGTTCGGCGTTCCCGGCCAGCTCACCGCCATGACCCGCAAGGGCTTCCGCATCGTCGAGCGCCCCAAGGTCGGCAAGTACGACGGCGACAAGAAGGCCATCCCCTCGCTCGGCAAGCTCCGCACCGAGCCCGCCGAGTTCGGCGTGCAGCGCTGGGCCGGCGGGTGGGACATCGACCGCGCGTTCGTGGACTTCGGTGACCAGGAGTACATCAACGCCTTCTGGGCCGCCGCCGTCGAGGAGTACCAGGTGGACTCCGACGTGGACGTGGCCGCCCAGGTCATCGCCGCGTGCGCGACCAACACCGCCAACAGCGCGACCGTCCTCGGCGCCATCCTCGGACTCGCCCGAGAGTTCCGCGGCATCAAGGGCTCGCAGCTCTCCCGCGTCAAGATGAGCGGCGACCTGTTCGACGAGTACGCCTCCCTCACCAAGGACGAGGTGCCCTTCTGGCTCGCCAACGCCACGGGCGGCATCAACCTCCTCGACGCCTCTGTGGACCTCGCCCAGCTCTCCATCACCACGGAGCCCGAGCTGCCCGAGCAGACGATGGTCGGCTACGACCACCGCGGCGCCTCCGTCAAGGAGAAGAGCCCGATCCAGGTCCAGGCGTACGACATCGCCAAGGGCGGCATCGACCTCGGGTTCTACAGCTACGGCGCCTTCGAGCTGTACGACACCCGCCTCTTCCGCACCCGCAAGGTCGTCCCCGCCGCGGGCGCCTAGCCACGAGACCGCTGGGCTGCCCGTTCGGGTCGGGCAGCCCAGCCTTCCACCGCAACACGAGGAGACACCGTGTCCACCTGGTACACCTACGACGAGGCCAAGGGCGACTGGCCCGACCTCCCCACGGGCAAGGAAGGCGCCGACCTCCTCGTGGCTGCCCGCATTCAATGCGAGGCGTTCGCGCCCGCCCCGGAGCCGGGCAGCCGCAGCATCCCCGAGACCTACCGGATGGCCCACCTCATGCAGGCCAAGGCCATCCGTCAGGCCCAGACGACCGGCGGCAGCAGCACCAGCGGAGACCTGGAGGCCGGCGGCCAGACCGTCCGTGTGTTCCCCATGGACTGGCAGGTCAAGCAGCTCCTCCGCCCGACCCGCGGCCTCCCCGTGGTCGGCTGATGACTGGCTCCCGCGACCAGATCGCCGACGCCCTCCGCGACGCTCTCGACGCCAAGACCTGGGACGTGCGCGCCAAGCCCCTCCCCATCAGCCAGCCCCAGGCAGCCATCACAGGCGTGATCGTCGTCGAGCGGCAGACCATCACCCCCGGGCCGGCCCAGGGGCTCCTCTCCGAGGACCACCACCTGTGGGTCATTCAGCCCAGCAAGGACCCGCAGGTCATCGAGGACCGCCTCGACCAGAACCTCGAAGACGTGCTCACGGTCATCCGCACCCTGCCGTGGATGGCCTTCCAGTCCGCCAACCGCTCCACGTTCCAAGACGAGTACCACGCCTGGGACATCACCGTCCAGGTCGCAACCACCATCGAATCGGAGTAGCCCCATGGTCAACGTCATCCCCAAGCCCCTGTTCCTGACCGACACCCTCATGCAGATCGCCGCGGACAACTACGAGGCCGGCCTCACCGCCGTCCTCTTCACCCCGCCCGCGCCGGTCAAGTTCACCGGCATGACGCCGACTGCCGTGTTCAGCCAGCTCCCCGCGGAGTGGACCTGCCAGATCGACTACGTGCAGGACTGGGACTCCGCGGGCTCGCTCTCGCAGTACCTCCTCGACAACGTCGGTAAGCAGGTGACGGCCGTGTTCACTCCCAAGAAGGGCACCGGCAAGAAGTTCACCGCCACGATCACCATCCTCCCTGGCCCGATCGGCGGCACCGGCGGCGCCTTCGCCACCGCCTCCGTCACCCTCTCGGCCAGCATCCCCGTCGCCTCCGCCGCCGTCTAGGCATGATCGACGCCCGCCGCTCCCCAGAGCTCCAGGCAGCCATCCTCGCGTGCAAGCGCGTGGACGCCGACCTGAGGAAAGCCATCTACGCCGCGACCCGCCAGTCCGTCAACGCGCTGTGGCTTCCCGCTCTGGGCCGGCGGGCCCAGTCACGCGGCGCCCAGCAAGTCATCGTCAAGGGCGCACGCGCCAAGGTCAACACCGAGGGATTCAGCCTCATGGCCGCGACCTCCCGCCGCAACCTCAGCGGCGGCCTCACCCCCACCTCCCAGTGGCAGGGCTTCGAGTTCGGTGCGACCGACAAGCGCAAGACCTTCGAGCAGCGCTCCCGCCTCGGCCGCCCGTACCGCGTCACCAAGACCGTCAACCGCCAGTTCGCCAACCGAGACAAGAACGGCCGCATCGCCTACGACGCCGCCTCCGAGGTCGGCACCAAGACCGTCGTCGCCTGGGTCCAGGCCGTCGTCACCACCATCGTCCACGCAACCGGAGGGGAGCGCAGCTAGTGGCAATCAAGATCGACTTCCTGTCCAACACCCGCCCCGCAGCCCGCGGCGTCGAGGAGCTGGGCGACGCCCTGGAGCAGGTCTCGGGGTCCCTCGACGACGTGGCCCGCGACGCCCAGCGATCCGGGGATCGGGTCGGCGACGCCTACCAGGACGGCGCCCGGGCCGCCGAGCGATCGGCCAGCCAGATCGGTGACGCCTACTCCGACGCTGCCCGCGACGGAGAGCGCGCCTCGGAGCGCTCGGCCGGCCGGATCGGCGACGCCTATGTCGATGCCGGCCGCGACGGGGAGCGCTCCGCCGAGCGCCTGGAGCGGGCCTTCCAGGAGGCCTCCGACGCGACCGCCCGGTCGAGCCGGCAGGGTGGCGACGAGCTCGGCGCCAACGTGCGCCGGGGGACCGACGAGGCCAGCGAGGGGCTGGGGGAATTCCGCGACGAAGCGGCCGGCACCGCCCGCGAGTCGGCAGCATCCTTCGACGGGTCGGCCGCCTCGATCGGCGACGCCTTCCAGGAGGTCGCTGCGAACGCCTTCGCCGGCTTCGGGCCCGCGGGCATGCTCGCCGGCATCGCCGCCGCGGCGGGCATCGGCATCGTCTTCGCTCAGATGGAGAAGGGCAAGGAGGAGACCGAGGCTTTCGAGCAGAAGGTCGCCGACCTCGGCGGGGAGCTGATCGAGACCGGAGGCGTCGGCCGCACCTCGCTCGGGTACGTCGTGGACAAGCTCCGCGAGCTCGCCACCTCGACCGAGGAGGGCGTCGACAACCTTGCCGACCTCCGCTCCGAGGTCAGTGAGGCCGGCGGCGACTTCCGTGACATCGCCTCGGCCTATGCCGGCTCGACCGACGAGCTCGACAAGCTCGTGCAGAAAAACCAGGAGTACCTCGACAAGCTCGAAGAGGAGTCGCAGGCCACCGATCAGAGCGTGACCGGTGCCTACGAGGCGGCCATCAAGAAGGCCGCCGCCCAGCAGGGGATCGTGGACAAGCTGGAGCAGGCCCAGGAGGCGGCCCGTCTCGCCGCCGAGCAGGAGGCCGCCTGGCTCGCCGCAGGCGGCCCCGAGATGGAGGCCAAAGCCCAGACCGCAGAGGACTACTCCTCCGCCGTGCAGGACGCCTACGCCGACGCCGGCAGCGCAATCGACGACTACGTGACGGACGGAGTGTTCAACCTCCAGAAGTACACCGAGGAGTCGCAGAAGCAGGCCGACGCCGTGGCCGCGTACCAGCTCAACATGGTCACCCTCTCGCAGACCCTCAGTGACGAGGCCCTGGCCTACATCGCCTCCCTCGGCCCCGAGGCGGCGCCCCTCATCGACGCATTCGTGAAGGCGCCCCTGGACCAGCAGCAGGCAACCGCCGCCGTCTGGTCCAAGCTCGGCCAGACCTCGACCGACGCCTTCGGGACCAAGGTCCAGAACAACCTCAACGGCTCCAGCTTCCAGTCCACCGTCATCCTCAACCCCGACGCGCAGCGCATCCGGGACTACCTCAGCCAGGTCAAGACGCAGGACGTGCTCCTCCGGGTGCAGAACCGCATCGACCTTCCCACGAACCAAGGAATGGGTGTCCCGTGAGCGTCATCACCAGCACCGAAGTCACCTCGGCCGCCGTCACCTCCTACGCCTGGCTCGGCGCCGAGCGCGCCTCCGCATCCGTCGAACGCTTCAACGGCGTGGAGACCCGTCGCAACAGGCTGTCCTACCCGGACGAGCCGGTCTCGCGCACCTTCGGCTCCGGCGGAGGAGCGGGCACCGTCGCGACGCTCATCGGCAGCGGACTCGCCAACGGGCCATCACGCTACGTCCGCAAGACCTGGACGACCGCCCCGACCTACAACAGTAACTCGGGATTCCGCGCCCAGGCTCCCTTCGCCGTCACCCCCGGCGAGACCATCACGGTCTCGGGCTATCTACGCTCGTCCTCGCCTCGCCGCAAGTCCGCGGCCCGCGCAAAAATCTCCTGGGTCGGTGGCGCCGGCGACATCGTTACTCAGTCCCTCACCCTCGTCGCCGGGCAGTGGACTCTAATGTCCGCGACTCTGACCGTCCCGGACGGGATCACGCAGGCCACCGCGGCCATCGATCTGGACGACGGCGAGGCTTGGCAGCCCGGCGAGACGCTGGACTGCACCGGCCTCATGGCCGAGGCAACCCTGGCCGTCCGGCCCTACTTCGACGGCTCCTCGGTCGGCTCGTCCATCATCACGACCGCCAGCACGCAGCCCGTCTACGTGCTCGGCTACGAGACCTCCCGCGCATCCCGCAACGTGTTCCACGACGTGATCGGCCGCTCCGACCCGGACGTGACCCTCATGCCGGCCAGCCTCCGCACCGGCACGCTCGAGCTCCTCTACACGACCGAGGCAGCGGCACTGGAGGCCGAGCGGATGCACGCCGTGATGGCCGTGCTCACCCTCGCCGACATCGACGTGCCGAGCGTCGGCATGACCTACGTCGTGGACGGCACCCTCCAACGCCGCCTCGACGCGACCGTGGGCGTCTGGACCGTCTCCGTTCCCTACCGCGAGGTGCGCCCGTGATCAGTACCCGCACCGAGACCGCCGTCCTCGTGACCGCAGCCGGCGCCCGGTACCCCCTCGATCTCGTGGACGGGCAGATCGGCCTCAACGAGGGCAGCGCGCCCTACGCCGTCACCAGCATCCGCATCCACCGCCCCCCGGTCGCCGTGCTCGCCCTCATCGACCCCGACACCCGACCCCGCGTCCGCCTCACCCTGACCTCGAATGGCGCCACCCGTGTGCACGACCTCCTCGTGGACGCCCGCCAGATCGTCGCCGGGGAGAGCACGGTCGGCATCAACCTCGTGTCCGACGAGCGCGTAATCATGGACTACGCCTCCGTGGCCACGACCGACGACCGCACCCTCTGGGCCCGCCAGGCGTCGGCTATGTCGATCGTCCGCGCCGTTCTGCAGAAGGTCCTCGGGACCGGCTACAACCTCGTGACCGGCGTCACCGACGCCGCGTTCCCGACCTACTCCGAGTCCCGCAACCTCATCCCCTCGGGCAACTCGGAGTACGGCATCGGGCCCTGGCAGGGCACGGCCGCGACCGTGGCCGCGTCCACCAACTTCCACCAGCTCGGCGCGTTCAGCCTCCAGGTCGTCCCGCAGACCAGCAGTAACGACTCGTTCGCGTACGTGGACCCCGGCATGCGGCCCGGGACCACCTACACGATCAGCGGCTACGTCCGTGTCGCCGTCGCGCAGGGCAACACCTTCCCCGGCCGGGCCCGCGGCATCAGCATCATGGCCGAGGACGCCGGCGGACAGCGCATCATCGCCTCCAGCAACCAGGGCGCCAACACCTCCGACACCACCAGCCGCGTCTCACTGACGTTCACCACGCCTGAGAACATGCTGGAGTCGCACGTGCGCCTCTACGACGGCGCCGCCATCAACGGCGGCGGCGCGGCCGTGTACTGGGACGCCGTGATCATGGTCGAGGGCGACGGCACCGACACCAACGGCGCCCCCATGACCTACTGGGACGGCGACAGCACCAACCCCGCCTACGTCTACACCTGGGACGGAGACCAGGGCAACAGCGCCTCCACCCGCAAGCCCCTCGTGGCCCGCGACCCCGACGTGCTCACCTGGTCGCCCGGGCAGACCGCCTGGGACCTCCTCTCACCGATCCTGCCGGCCCTCGGGTGGCGCCTGTGGTGCGACGAGGCCCGCGTCTGGCACCTCACGGACAACGACTACGCCCTCGACCGGGTGGTGGTCATCGCCGCCGGGGACAACCTCTACTCGCACACCGACCTCAAATCCCGGACCGCGAGCCAGCCAGACGGCGCGCCCCTGTACATCGACGCCGTGATGGTCAAGTACACGTGGACCGACGCCCGCGGCACCGAGCAGACCCGCTACGACGTGTACACCCCGCCCGGCTTCACCCGCCCCCACCTCGTCGAGCTGACCGACACCCCCTACCCCGGGCCCGGTGCTGCCCGGTACCTCTACGCCCGCTACGCCGCCCGGCGCCGGCAGATCGCCGTGGCCGCCCGGGTGGACTACGCCGTGTCACCCGGCATGCAGGCCAGCATCACCGTCCCCGAGATGGACGCCCAGACCGGCTACCTCGACTCCGTGTCCTGGTCCCTCGGCTCCGACGAGATGACCGTCGTCACCAAGAACCTCGTGTCCACCCCGCCGACCGCCTACGTGCAGCAACCGGACTCCATGACCTACGGATCGCTCGCCGACTCCGTGACGTACTCCAACTTCCAGGCCTGAAAGGACCAGACCCATGGCACTAGGTGACGCAGCCGCAGCAGCCGGCCTCGCCGTGTTCTCACCCGCCGACAAGGTGAACCGCACCCACGAGGGGCTGAACAAGCGCGGCGACGAGCTCGCGCAGGCCCTCGCCCGCATCGCGATTCTGGAAAAGACGGGCGGCAACCGGCCGACGGTCATCCTCCGCAAGGGCAGCGACCAGAACACCCCCGACACGGCCAACGCCTGGGGCGCGGTCTCGTGGGATGTCGAGGAGTACGACCCCGCAGACATGCACGTGACCGCGAACAACCGCGAGACCGTCGTCCTCCCGAGCACCGGCACGGTCAGCGTCCAGGCCCTCGTCAAGATCGGCACCACCAACGCCGGCCACGTCGCCCGCGTCCGTCTCACCCGGAACGGCCAGCCCGTCCCCGGTACCTCGATCGACGACAAGACGGGTAACCCCGTCCCCGCCGAGCCCCTGCCCTCGCTGAACACGATGCTCGCCGTGGCCGCCGGTGACGTGCTCCGCATCGAGGTGTCCACCAACTACGGCCGCCTGCCCCTCCGCCCAGACCAGTGCCGCTGGGCCGTCGCGTACATCACCCTCACCTAGGAGACCTCATGCGTCTGATACCCATCGAGAACGGCCAGCAGCTCGACGCCGAGGCCGGCCGCCAGTACATCGCATTTATCAACGACCTGGACCAGCGCCTCGGACGGCACATCCCGCTCACCGAGGGATTCCGCAGCCCCGAGCGCCAGAAGCACCTTTACGACTCGTGGCGCGCCGGCGTCCCCGGGTACAACCCCGCTTACTCGCCTGCCGACCCCCGCGCCAACCACCTGCGCGGCCGGTGCGTGGACATCGGCGGCGGTGTCGGCATCACGTCATCCGTCGCCCACCAGACTGCCCGCGCCATCGCCCCGGCCTACGGCTACTCGTTCAACGTCCCGGGGGAGGGGTGGCACGCCGAGTACGTCGGTGGCGCGACCCTGATCGCCCCCGAGGGCATCACCTTCAGCTTCGGACGACCGGCACCCGCGCCGGCGCCCGCTACCCCCCAAGAGTCCGAGGAGGACACCATGCGCTTCACCCTCATCGCCGGCCGCCTGACGGGCTGGAAGGCCCCCTACATCCTCGACGCCGAGGACGGCAAGCGCCGTGCCCTCTCGGCCCAGGAGCTCGCCATCTACCGCAACCGGCCGTTCGGCAAGCTCCCCGAGGTCGGGGACCAGGACCAGGCCGCGTTCGACCTCATCCCCAAGAAGGAGGGCTCCAAGTGAACAAGACCACCGTGTTCCTCGCGTTCACCGCGCTGGCCGCAATCGGCCTCATCGGCGCGGTCGTGCTGATGATCCTCCGCCCGGACGCCACGGCCACGTTCACGTCGCTGATCGTGACCGTGCTCGGCCTCGCCACGGTCGCGGCCACGACCTTCTACGGCCTCGGCAAGCAGGGCGAGAAGCTCGACTCCGTGGCCAAGAACGTGAACGGCAACTCCACCCGCATGCTCGACACGATCGAGACGCAGCAGCAGCAGATCGCCGCCCTGCTCTCGGCCCTGCCCGCTGTGGGCGCCACCGTGCCGATCGACGTCACCCCGCCCATGAGCGAGGACACGATGCTCCGACTGCGAGAGGATGTGGCAACGCTCCCAAGCCACCGCGCCGAGGGCTAGGCGCGCTGGTCGCCGCCCGGCACGGATACCGTGCCGGGCGCTCGGCGTTCCACGAGACCTGCCACGAGGTAGCCGGCGAGCATGGCTCCGGCCGTGGACAGCATGCCGCCCCCAAACGCCCCGAGCGCGATCGCGGTGCCGATCAGGTCGGCGGTGAACGAAAGCACGAGCCCCACCGCGCCGAGCACGGCGAACAGGACGGCCAGGATGAGAAGAGAGATACGCATGGGCTGATCCTAGGCAGCCGCCGCGACGGCACGACGCAGGGCGTCGTCGGGCACGGCTGTGTAGACCTGCGTCGTCGCGACGGAGGCGTGGCCGAGGAGGAGCTGCACGGCCCTGATGTCGCGGTCGGCAGCGTACGCCGCTGACGCGAACCGGTGCCGCAGCGTGTGCGCCGTCCAGCCATCGGGCAGGGCGGCGCTGACGAGCTTGGAGACGTACGACGCGGAGAGGTGGCCGTCGATCTGACCCGGGAAGAGGTAGCCGGCCGGCAGGGCCCGCAGGCGGACGCTCAGGCCGTCGCCCACGGGCACCGTGCGGAGCTTGCCGCCCTTCCCGTGGACCAGGAGCGACCAGCCCGAAAGGTCGCGCGTGAGGTCGCGCGTGTGCGCCTGCGCTATCTCGCCGCACCGCATCCCGACCGTCGCCGCCAGCTCGACCATAAGCCGCACCCGCACGTCCGTCGCACCCCGGGCCACGTCGAGGGCGCTCTCGGGCGCCGGCCGCGGTCGACCCGCCGCGGGCGTGATCGTCGGCAGCTCGTGAGCGGGGTTCGTCGACATCCGGCCGGTCGCGTGCGCCCACCCGTAGAACACCCGCATGGAGGCGCGGACGGAGTGGCGCGTCGTCGAGCCCCAGGCGCGCGAGGCGAGGTGGTCGACGAGCATGGCCGGCGTGACGTCGAACGGGTCGACGCGGGTCTCGTCAGCGAACCTCCGGAGGTGGTAGGTGCGGAGGTAGATGGTCTTGTCGGAGCGGTGGCCGGCGCGCATCCACGCCGTGAAGGGCCCGAGCTGCGTCGCCCAGGCCAGGGGAGTTGCGGTGCCTGATCTCATGTGAGTGTTCGTCGACACCAGACGCAACGGTTTGGTCAC